TTTGGTCGTTGCCAATAAACACAAGGGGTTTGGGGTGTCCTGTGCTTGTCTTGCGGTTGTGAAATAGGTGGATACCTTGGATACTTCATGAATCACTCCTTAACATGTTTGTGAGAAGTTTGTGTGAGTTCACACAAAGCCACCGACCTCGTAATAAATCCTATCAGCCACAGGCTTGATGGCGGTCTTGTCCTTGCCTAGCTTACGCACTTGGTTGATAGCGGTGGGGTAATGGTTGTGTATCTTGATGATGCGTTTACTGTGTAGCTCGTAAACAATGAAAGCACCTGTGTGGGTTAGTTCTCTAGTCATGATGTAGTTCCTTTCAGTTGAGGTAAAGCCATACGACGAAGGCAAGTAAAAAGATTTGAAGCAAGGTTGTCGCTATATCCATAGCAGTTCTCCTTAGTGTGTTTGTGAGTGAATAGGTTAGGTGAGGCTAGACTTGACAGAATAACGAATCGCAGTAAAGCCTCACCCTCTCGCCTTACTGACCAATTTGTGTCAAGAATCTACGGCGTTCAATCTTGCTTAGGCTCTCGTATTTGGTAACGAGTTGTGCAACAGGGTCAGCCGACTTGCGTATGGTCTTGCTCGGTGCTTTCTCCACAACAAGTTGGGTAACATAGCGGAACTTGCTTAGTGCTGTGTCATGGCGTGTGCCGTCTTTGCGTTCAAACGAGGTCGTGCCGTTGCGTGTGGTAACAAGTTTGCAAGCGTAAGCCTTGGCAACAAGTGTGCCTATGTTTGTGTGAAACCACACAATTCGTTCCTCGTTAGGCATTGCGTCAATGATTGGCTTTGCCTCTGTGAGTGCCTTGCCTAGGTCTGCATCTGAATTGATGTGAGCCTTAACAGCGATAACAAGTTTGTTTAGTTTAGCGTTCATTTGTAGTTCCTTAAATAAAAAAGCCAAGCAGTAGTGGCTTGGCATCACATGGCTAGACAACCTAACCATTACATATATTATAACATATCGGGGTATTATAAAGACCCCACCACTCCCCAACCCCCCAAAATACAGTCAAACAGGGCTACGGCATATGATCACTATTCCCCAGCCATTCTGTAATTTTTTGTAAAATCTTGTAAACTATTCGCGGGGGGAACGTGCAAACGTCGGCTCGGCGACGCTAAATATCCTGTAAACGTAAAACTCTGCATTTTTATAATCGGCGCTAGTACCCCCACCTCATACAGAAACACCCACCCCCTATCAAAAGAAAACGCCAACCCAAAAATTTTTTATAAAAATTAAAAAGAAGTGTGTCAAGAGTTTGACATGTGTTAAACTGCGCTAAGTGGTGTCAGTACGGTGGGACGTGCAGGTAGACAATACCCGGACAAGGTTCGAATCCAAACACCACACCAAACAAAAGAAAATAGGGCCTAGATTTGGCAGTTACTGCACGCTGGGTGGAAAGCCACAAAAACCCCAACTTACTGCATCCTCTAACGGTGGCTTAACGGCCCCAGGCCAGTATAAAACACTTCCTCCCGCTACGCGGGCATCCTCGCTAACGCTCAAATGAAAAAAATCCCCAGCTGACTAGGCCGGGGATTCTCACTAACAAGGAAACTAACAAATGAAACAATCGCTCTCACACGATTACCGAAGGAGATCGGTAAGCAGAGTATAAAATAAAAAATCAAAAAAGTGTGCACAACTTAAAAAAATCTCATATACTCCAAACATCTCGCCAACCCAAGGCGCCAAAGAAAGAGGACAGATTGTTACTGCAACATCTACTGACGGCTGATGAAGCCGACTATGTACCAACACCAGAGGAAGTCCAAACGGGCTTTACCCCTCTAGACAAACTTTCCCCAGCTGAAACCCTTAACGGCAAAATTAAAACCGCGGACTTCTTGTCGGAAATCTGCGAAGACGACGAAGAGACAATCAGCGAAGCATCAGAAACCAGAGCACTTGAAGCGTTTAGCTCCATACTCGCCCAATCCCCAGACGCAAAACAAAAGATATTAGAACTACAGCTGCCTGAAGAGGTGCGCTCAAGCGTTGCCATGTTGTCTCAGTATCAATGGCAGTTTGTGAAACAGGCGGAAGAACTCCGCTCGATGGCCGTGGCAAAAATTGTCAAAGAAACCGACCACCCAGATGCCCGCATACGCTTAAAGGCGCTAGACATGTTGGGTAAGGTGACTGAGGTTGCGTTGTTTACAGAACGGGTCGAGGTCAAGAAGGCCGAGATGAGCGACGAAGAGTTAGAGAAACGTATTAAGGAGAAGTTGAGCAAGTACATGGGCAAGGCTGATGTTGTGGATGTGGACGCAATTGACTTGGATAAAGAGTTGCCAGGCCCAGAGGACGAAGAGAAGTGATCGGTAACTACGAGTGCCTCTCGCCTGAAGAAGCCAAAGCGGCCATGTTGGCGTTGCCAAGCATGACAACCGAAGAAAAGATGGTGTTTCTTGAGGACCTTGAAGAGAAAGAGCGCCGGTTTCAGCTAAAGAAGGCACAGAACGACCCAATTTCATTTGCGCAGTACGTGTACCCAGGGTTTAAAGTCGGCCCACACCACAGGAAACTGGCAAAAATATTTAATGACGTGATTGAGGGCAGGAAGAAGCGGGTGATTATCAACATCGCACCGCGTATGGGTAAGTCTGAGTTCAGCTCTTACCTGTTCCCTGCCTATTTTTTAGGCAAATTCCCTGAAAAGAAAATCATTATGGGCACGCACACCGCGTCTCTGTCCGAAGACTTTGGTCGTAGAGTAAGGAACTTGATTGATTCAGATGAGTACAAAACGTTATTCCCCGACACACTGGTGGCGGATGACCAGAAGGCGGCTGGTAAATGGTCTACAGGAGCTGGCGGTCAGTATTATGCCGCTGGTGTGGGCGGCGCTCTTGCAGGCCGTGGTGCTGATTTGTTTGTTATTGACGATCCCCATTCTGAACAGGACATGAAAGCAAACTCAAGGCTCGCGTTTGACAATGCGTGGTCTTGGTTCCAGCAAGGTCCGTTACAGCGTCTAATGCCAGGCGGTGCCATCATCGTCATCATGACTCGGTGGTCATTACTTGACCTGACCGGTCGTCTGGTGGACTACCAGATAAAGAACCCTGATGCTGACAAGTGGGAGGTGGTTGAGCTACCGGCCATATTGAACCAGGACACGGAGAACGAGAAGTCACTCTGGCCAGCGCAGTGGAGCCTTGAGGCGTTAAAAGCTAAAAAGGCGAACATGGACCCACGGTTCTGGAACGCGCAGTATATGCAGAACCCCACCAGTGATACGGTGGCGATGATTAAGCGTAGTGATTGGCGGATATGGGAGCATGACGACCCGCCGAGATGTGATTACATAATTCAGAGTTGGGATACGGCGCATGAGACGAAAACGACTAGTGACTATAGTGCTTGCACCACGTGGGGTGTTTGGTACAACGAAGAGGATAACAACAGTCCGAACCTCATACTTCTGGATGCGTTCAAAGACCGGATGGCGTTTCCGGAACTCAAGACAGTCGCTTTAAAACATTACAAAGAATGGGAGCCAGATGCTTGCATCGTCGAGAAAAAAGCTGCCGGTGGTCCTCTTATCCAGGAGCTCAGAAGAATGGGTATCCCTGTCCAAGAGTTCACGCCCAGCCGAGGTAATGACAAAATCGCCCGTCTTAACGCGGTCAGTGACTTGTTTGCTTCTGGCAAAGTGTGGGCGCCAGATACCAGATGGGCAAGAGAAGTAGTTGAAGAAATAGCTGCGTTTCCGGTCGGCGAACACGACGACTTCGTGGACACATGCACCCAGGCGCTGTTAAGATACCGGCAGGGTGGGTTCATTAACTTGGATTCAGACATGGCTGACGAGCCATTGAGTTACCGTCGCAGACGTGCGGCGTATTATTAAGGATAGAAAATGCCAATAGATAAAGCGCTTTATCAGGCACCACAGGGTATTGAAGCCATTGTTGGAGCTGAACCAGATATTGAGATTGAAGTTGAAGACCCAGAAGCCCTGCGCATTAGCGTTGAAGGTGAAGAAGTTTTTGACATGGAAGAAGTTGAAGACGAAGAAGACTTCAACAAGAACTTAGCCGAAGAGATGGATGGCGGTGCTCTAGAAGAGCTAGCCGGCGACTTGGCCCAGAGTATTGACGACGACAAAGCTGCTCGCAAAGACTGGGAAGAAATGTACAAGGACGGCATTACGTTGCTCGGCCTTAAGTTTGAAGAAAGAACAGAGCCATGGGATGGCGCTTGCGGTGTATTCCACCCGATGATTACTGAAGCAGTTGTTCGCTTCCAGTCTGAAACCATCATGGAGACATTCCCAGCAGCTGGTCCAGTGCGCACAAAGATTATTGGTAAAGAGACGCCGAAGAAACAACAAGCGGCGGTTCGCGTTCAAGAAGACATGAACTACCAGTTGACAGAGAAGATGCCTGAGTTCCGCTCAGAGCACGAGAGAATGTTGTGGAACTTGCCATCAGCAGGTTCAGCGTTCAAGAAGGTGTACTACGACCCAGGTCTAGGCCGCCAAGTATCAGTATTTATCCCAGCCGAAGACATCATCATTCCTTACGGCACCAGCGAAATCATGTCATCACCACGCGTGACACACATCATGCGTAAGACCAAGAACGAGCTACAGAAGCTAATGCACGCTGGGTTCTACCTTGACGTTGAGTTGGGCGAGCCACAGAAGTTCAAGTCTGACATCCAAGAGAAAAAGGATAAAGAGACTGGCTTTAACGCTAGCTACGACGACCGATTTGAAGTCTACGAGATTCATGCTGACTTAGATTTGCCAGGCTTTGAAGATACA